ACTCCACTCTCAGGGCAAGTGACCACTGTTGATTCTGCTACTTTCAACATAGCGGCGGGAGATCACACAACAGACGGCACAACAACCACAACGGGAGGGGTGCAGCAGACAGGCGTTGGAACCTACAAGGTGACCTTTTCCTCAGCGATGCCTAACACAAATTATATTGTGATTGGCAACGGGTGGCATGCGGCAGACAGCAAGCATGCCGCAACTGTTGGAACGATTGTGACCAAAGACACAGCCTATTTTACGTTTACGACGGCGGCTGAAACCACAGTTTTCCCTAATGTTGCCTACTTTCAGCTAGTAGTGTTTGGCCTTGGATAATGACACTTTCAGAATTAGCCACTTATATTTGTAATCTGGTTGGCAAAACCGATTCGACAAGTCTGGCTAGGTGCAAGGAGTATATTCGGCAACATCATCAACTGATATATGACTCTGCCCTGTGGCGTGAAAGCCTGATTGTCGAAAAGGTCACGATGCAGCCCTACGGGGGAGTGACCCACATAGAGGTCACAGGCGGCGGATCCGGTTATACCTCGGCCCCTACGATTAGCTTTTCAGCAGGAGGAGCCGGCTATGTAGCCCCTACAGCCACGGCAAAGACTTTTAACAACGACACGGTGGGGGAGATCCTCCTGACCAAGACAGGAAGCGGCTACACTGAAAATCCTACAGTAACTTTTACAGGTGGAGGCGGATCAGGGGCAACGGCAAAGGCATACGCAACAGGCTACAACGATGAGCTCACGCTTCCGCAATCAATTCAGCAGGTCTTGGCTATCACGGCAGACGATCAGGAACTTAGGCCGGAGGATATCATTACGCAGTATATGTGTGATCCGAGTGCTCTTACGGAGTCTGGCACTGCTTCCTCTTTTTCTCCTATTTCTTCTGTGGGTATCAATTTTGATCTTCTTAACGGTAGCCTGTATTTTGATTTGGCCGATTCGGCTGATGCAGGGAAGAAGGTCGAGATAGTTGGGAAGCTGTGGGGAGATCCAACAAGGATTTACAAGGAGACTTTGACCCTTGCAGCCAGTCCTTCGGCCAATGCCAGCTTTGAGTATTATTCTGTGATCACGTCACTGACCAAGGAGACTACAGCCGACACGGTGACGGTGAGAAACTCGACCAGCACAGAAAAGTTTTATTGGTACGGCTGGGAGACTCGGGCGGAGTTCCAGAGGGTCAAGCTGTATCGCCGGCCGGAATATGATTCAACCGGCCCGGTCCAGTTGGTTGTGCTGGGCAAACAAAAGATCCGGCCGATGATAGCCGACACAGACGGCCCAATGATTAGCGGCATCGACAATGCACTGATCAAGTACGGAACGGCTGATATGCTTAAAAGAGCGAGGCAATACGGTAAGGCTCAGCTTGAGACAGCAGAAGGCGACAGGCTTCTGGCTGTTGCAAGGGACGCAGAAACAAACCAGACGGCAAAGATCATGCGGATCGTGCCGGATGCCTACACGGCCGGATACAATAGAAATGATTTTGGGTTTTAACTATGCCGGTCTACTTCAATGATTCGATTGACGACATACTTCTGTATGACCGGCAGGCGTCCTTCATTGGGGGCCAAGTCTCCAACTTTCGGGAGAACCTTCTAAACGACTCACAGGCCGAGCTAATCAAGGATATGAGCCCGGAGATCTCCGGGGTGTTAAAGACCCGGAGAGGTTTCCACCGTTTCTCTAATCTGTTGGGAGACACGAGTAGCACCAACGTCCAAGCGATTCACTTCTTTGATTCCGACTCAAGAGAAAGAGTGATTGCTGCCGTCAACAGCTCTCTTTACGAGATTGAATCAGACGGCACAGTGACATCTATCCCGGCAGCATCCAGTAAGCTCAGTTCAGCATCTAATCCCGCCTATATGTGTCAGGTAGCCGATAAAATGTACTGGAGTAGCGACACGACAACGACCAAGATTTTTGAGCTAAAGTATTCCGGAGGGGCTTGGGTCAAGACTGATTCAACCGATACAACTTACCCGGCCAATTCAAAGTATTTAATCGCCAACTCTGGAAGAGTTTTCGCTTATGACCCAAGCGGCAACCAGATCTTTGTAAGCACAATTCTGCCAAACCTTGCGGCAAAGGTTAAGATCAACAACGGGGGAGGGTACGGCACAGGAGATTACACTTCCAGCGGCATGACAGTCGTTGCCCTTTCTATAGGATTAAGCAGTGGCCAGACAATTACCTTCGACAGTGGGGGCAGCTTTCTACTAAGTGCAGCAGCAGAGGAGGGAGACACAAAGATTTACGGCACACTCTCCGGCTCAGCAGTAACCGATGGCGAGGAGGCAGATGTCGGGTCCACCCTGTTCACTATGGGGGGCGTTACGATCAACCCGTTCAAGGTTGGGACAGGAGCCGAGACAGTGACCGGGATGTATAGCTGGGTTGGCTTTAATGTGGTCGTGTTCTGTGAAAACAGTATTTACTTGGTGGATACCAACCCACTTACAGCAGCAGCAGCATCAGCCGGGAATGCCACTTCCACCTTTAAGATCAGGCAAGTATCAAATCGTTCCGGTGCAGTCAGCCACAGGGCTGTTGCCCAAGTAGGTGAAGACTTGATTTTCTTGGCTTCTGATGGCGTCAGGAGCCTCAAGAGAACGATGGCCGAGGAGATGGTGGCCGAGCAGTCCGGAGTAATTAGTTACCCAATTCAAAACTTGATTGACTCGATTAACTGGAGTGCAGCAGCACAGAAGGCAGCGGCGACTTTCTGGAACGGTTTGCTGCTAATCAGTGTACCGATTCTTTCGAGCACAGAGAACAACTGTGTACTGGTCTACTCGGCAGACACTAATAGCTGGATCGGTTACTGGCAGGGAAATCCCGATTACAACATTAAGCCGGTGGATTTCTGCATTGCAGCCTTTGGAGGCTATGCGGAGAAGCTCCTGACGCTGGACAAAGTGGGCAACCCGATGGAGTTCAGGGATTACGTTTCACCCCAGAACGCAGTGGCCACCGATTATCAGGACAATTTTGACGGCAGCAACTACAGGGACACGGCTTGGAAGGCCGTAACGAGGGGCATGACCTTCGGGGATCAGCTAAGCCCGAAAAGCCCTGAGTTTTGCGAGTGGGAATTTGATCGAAGCAATGCCAAGGTGGACATTATTCCGATTCTGGACGGCGACGATGCTGACAGGTTGGTTACCGACCTTGAAACAGGAGTTGGGGCGGTGACGTTAACCTCATCGGGGCCGGTGCTTCCGTTTACTCTTTCTGAGTCTAAGGTCAGAAGGTTCAGGTATAGCCTGACCCAGTATGATCCTTTCAGGGAGCTGCAATTTAGAATTGAGCAGAGCACGGGAGACACTGGGAGCAGCAAGTACGTCAGCCTCAGAAGTATTCACTCAGGGGCATTTATGGACACAATGGAGGCAGACCAATGACCTACGAGGAGAAGGTTGCTGAGGCAGTGAAACTGTGTGCAGGGAGAAACCGAGAGGCCCACCTGTACCTGAATATTATCTGCAAGGCTGCCAGACTGATTGATGATCTTCTGGATGAAAAGGACAAGTGGAAAGAATCGGACACTTACGATTTGGCTTATCTGCTTTTAGTGGAGTTGCCTGACAATCCTTTTTTTGCCGAGAACAGGACGCACCTCCTTCCGTTGCATTTAGTCAGCCTAAACGCTTGGAAGGATGCTAATAGTTGGGAACCTTCCGGAGGAACCAAGCGGATCTATTCGCTTGTCATTCGGGACACTCTCACCGAGGTGGGCCTTATGGTGGCCTACTTGGTTGGAGGGAGGGAGTATTTGGAAAACGTGAGCTTAAAAATAAGAGAGTTTTTTATGAAGGAGGAATTTTAGACTATGGGACTCTACAGTGCAGATCCCCCGAAGCCGCCAGATTACGCTGCAGCAACCCGTGAAGGCGTTGAGGCCGATATCGAAAGCCTGCCAGTCAGGAAGCTGATCGAGGCAGCAGCACGTCAAGGCACCAAGGTCACCTATACCGATATGTCCGGCAAGGAGAAGACTGTGGACTTCACAGGCTTTGGTGATGCCGATATGAGCCGGAAAGATTTGGAGTTTGCAGAGGAATCTGCTGACCGGATGGCTCAGGCGATGCTTTCGGTGCAGGAGAAGTACGGGGCCGACTTTGTGAAGCAACGACTGAAAGAGCTGGAGCTCGCAGATCCGCAATTTAGAAAAGTGCGTGATGCCTTGGGAGAAGCAGCCCTTGAGGACGTGGAAAGTGGTTATGCGTTGGCCCCCGGTATGCGGGAGGAAGTCCAGCAAGCCACGAGAGCGGCCCAGTTTGCGAGAGGCAACGTCTTCGGAGCTGCTCCAGCAGCAGAGGAAGCCTTTGAGGTTGGTAATGCTGCGTTCAGGTTGAGGCAGCAACGTCTGGCCAATGCAGCCAGCTACCTGAGTGGAGCCACTCCTGTAGCCCAATTTGGGCAGATAGCTGGAGCACAGCAGGGAGCTGCCGGTTTCAATCCGATGGGGATCCGGAGCGGCATAGGTCTGGATCCGAATGCAGGAGCCAGATCACTGGGCTTGGCTACCAATGTCTACAACAATCAATTTCAGGATTATATGCAGCAGAGCTCTATGGCCGGCGATATGTTGGGAGCAGTTGCCGGCTTAGGGATGGGGGCAATGACCGGGGGGCTGCTGGGAACGATTGGAGGCAAGTTTGGAAAGGGAGCACTTAAAGGCATAGGAGGAACAACATAATATTATGGGGATGAGCGGCAAAACATTTTTATCAGCCTTCCAGATGGGGGCCAAGATGTATCCGGATATAGTAAAGAGCCGGGAGGATCAGATTGATAAAAAACTGAAGAGGGATATTCTCGACCTTCAGAAGAATAAACTTGAGATTGATGCCAATCTAGCCGAAGCCAAAAAGAATCGGGAGGTTATCGGCATGAAGAGTCTCAACGAGTTCAAGACGGAATATGAAGCTCTGGATATGAACGACTCCAGATTTCCCTCTCAGTGGCGGAGACTGGTCAAGGACAACATCACCGGCATAGGCATGTCGCAAAGGTCGCTGGAAGAATTTAACACTATTAAAGAAACAGTAGTGAACAATGAAATTTTCAAGGCCAAGGAGGCAGCCGAGGCCGATGCGCTTGCGGCCCTTTCGTGGTGGAACGATAACAATCCTTTAAACAAAGTCGGCCCAGACTCTCCTCCGGATGCTATTAAAGTTGTAAACGACTCCTACAAGGAGCATCTACAGGAAGAGAAAAGTAAGTCTATCCGTGCAGAGGTAGAGGCGAAAGGTTCAGCGGAGACGGCCCTGAAGGACAAGGCTGAGTTTGTGGCCTTTATTGAGGAAACAGGTAGTACATATCTGCCAGAGGATTATACCAAGCCAGAGGCCAAGGATGCCTTGCGAGTTCACAAGCAGACAAAGGAGGTTAAGGATCTCATTATGGAGGTGGGATCGGAGGGTCTGCCAATTATGGCGAAGCTGGAGATAAGTCCGGATGGGCGCGGCTATAAGAACCTTCTCGCAGTAAAGGCTGAGCTAAGAACGCTTGCCAATCAGCAGAAGGAGAAAAGGGAAAGATCCGGAAAGGATCTTTCTGAGGCTGAAGGCAACGCCTTGATGTACTCGGAGCGGCTGAGGTTTGCCAATGAAACAATGGACCAGATGGTCATTGAAGGGGCAGCTCCAGAAAGTGATTTTATTAACGGCCTTATTGCCCAGTATACTGGCGGGAAAACTTTCAACATCGCTAATGCGCTCATTAACCCTAAATATCAAAAGTGGAAATCGGCGGCAGACAACTATATCCGGGCAACCCTCCGGAAAGAATCCGGTGCCGCAATTGCAGATCACGAATATATTGGAGGATTTAAGGACTATATCCCGCTGCTTGGTGACAGTGCTGAGCTTAAGGAGCACAAGAGAGATTTGCGTATAGGGGTGGCTGACACAATGCGGAGAATCTCCGGAGTACCTTGGGAGGAGACTTATTTACCCAGAAAGCCAATGAGGTTCCCCTCTAAGGAAGCGGCTAACAGATATAAAGGAAAGTGGCTTAAAGAGGGCGACAAGGGCGAGTTTTACGATAAGGATCGGAAGATGTGGATCCCGTTCACGGTTGGCAAAAGTAAGGCGGCAAAGAAACCGGAGACCAAGCCAGACCTAAAGCCGTTACCTGATCCAATGGTCAACCCTCTCCTGAAAGCGGCACCAGCTCCTACTTCAATCAGACCGTGACCAATGGCTCAAGAGGACTTGATTTTATTAGAGGAAGCTCCAAACGAGAAGGAGGAGCTGGAGATTGTTCCGGATCTTGATGCGGCTTACTTGGATAGAAGGCGGCGGCTAGAGCCTTCCACCACTGACTTCTCAGGGCCGGATCTGGCCCCCCACCTTGAACTGATTCCTATACCGGGAGCAGAAAGAGGAGAAACAGACGATCAGCTTTTCAGGAGGATCGAGGAAGATATAACCTATAAGCCTACAAACGCTGAGCTGGATAAGTACCTTGAGGACAGGGAAAGGCGGCCAAAGTATGCGATTGATTTTGTAAAAGGAGGGTGGGAAGCCGGGAAGGGAGTTGTTACCGATTTGGCTAAAGGGATCTGGGGAGCGGTCAAGGATCCTGAGCTTTTTATGTTCACGCCCAAGGGTATGAGTAAAAGGGCAACTACACTTGCAGAGGGGGCTGCAAGGGCAACTTGGGACCTCGGAACAGTTGGACGTTATCTTAATGACTGGTTTAGTGAGCAGGGAGATAGGGAGTATAAAGAAGAGATTGAGGACATGCGGCTCCGACAATCCAACCCGGATTGGAGAATGAGGGGAGCGATGGGGGGCGAGTCTTATCTCACCAAGAAGCAAAAAGACTTGATGAGAAAAAGCTGGGTTACTTCCTATATCAAAAAACGGATTGACGAGGATTTGGATGAGCTTGAGGTAACAACAGACGACTTTACCACTTCAAGGGAAAACCTAAAGAGAAATTTTAACAGGAGAGGGCTCACCTATGTAGATGGTGAGTCTAGGGACTTTTATACTTCGTCAAAATATATTAACGACATCCTGCCGGCAAAGCAGAGAGATAAGTATTATAA